CTTGTATAAGTTTCACGTACTACCTAAAAATGAAAAACAAGACGAGCTAATCTGTAGTATTAAGTCTAGTGCTATTACCGTGACTATTGGTTGTGCTGGTACAGGTAAAACTTACTGTAGTGCTGGCACAGTAGCTCAGTTGTTTCTAAAGGGTGGTTATACTAGTATTGTGCTTACTCGTGCTAACGTACCAACAGGAAAGTCCCTAGGACACTTCCCCGGTGACATTAAAGAAAAGATGACTCCTTGGTTGATGCCTATGTTAGAAGTCTTAAAGAAAGCTTTTGGTGTAGGTAAGTACGAGTACATGCTAGCTAAAAACCAAATTGAGCTTCAACCTATTGAGACTATTCGTGGGCGTTCTTATGAAAACGCTCTAATCCTAGTAGACGAAGCTCAAAACCTTAACATGGACGAAATTAAAGCTATTACAACACGACTTGGGGAAAACTCTAAACTAGTCCTTATGGGTGACCCAACTCAGTCAGACGTCCACAACGGTAAAGACTTAGTTGCCTTTTGTAACAAGGTAAGAGCTTCTAACATTCGTATGCCAGTAATTGAGTTTGGTGTTGAAGACATTGTAAGAAGTGACATTGTTGCTGACCTAGTTAAACTGTTTATTAAAGAACGAATGTAACCCAAAGGAGAGAGTACATGAACAATTCTTACTCTAAGCAAGAAGTAAGTGCTGCAGTAGACTACTCTGTTAGTGTACTCTCTACCTTTAAAAAAGATAAACTGGGAGAGAATGACTGTTGGCCTTTCTTTTTACACTACACTTCTAGCCTACTACAGGTTACTAACCTGACAGCTCACAGCTTTGAGTATAAGTCTACTAGCGAGCTAACAAAGCAGTTAGTAAGTCACTTTGGCTCTTTTGAGCTTATGTTTGCTGCTCACGGTTACAGTATAAAAGACTCTACTAACAAAGTTTTAGACGGTGATGTTTCTTACTGGACTTGGGGAGACAACACCTTATCTATTATTCTTGCTAAAGACAACCACTGGTGGACTTACACTGGTATACATGGAATCAAGCGTATTAAGCGCGTAAGCCCAATTGAGAAAAACTTGCCCTTTTTAGCTAGACCCATAAGGAAAGAACAATGAAATACTATTATAAAGAAAATGAAATTGTAACACCGTTTACAATAGAGTCTAACGAACCTGTGTTTGACATGACTACTATTTCACTTAAAACTCAGAGAGCTTCACAAGGGTACCAACGCTGGGAGTTAAACTTTTCTACAGTAAGCTCAGGTGGAGACAAAGAGGTTGACTCTTTTTTAACTTCTGTCTTAGACATTAGTACTCTTAGTACCATGGTTATGCCACAACTAGCTGCTGTAGATAAAACTATAACCGCCCAAGGTGAAGTTTTAGTAGCTTCTACCTTTGCTAGTGGAGTTACTGAGGTTAACCTTGATAAAACTACTTCTTTCGGTATACTTCCTAAAGGCTCCTTTTTTAAGTTTAGTAACCACCCAAAGGTTTATGTGACCCTTGTTGAGGTTAACTTAAATGACCTTTCTAACGTTGAGTTGAAGTTTTATCCAAGACTAAAAGTAGCTGTAAGCAATCTTACTTCTATTGTTTACGGCCCTAGCTGTTTGTTTTCTTACTACAGAGAAGTTTCTAACCTTAAAGGTATTACCTTCACAGATGGTGTTATGTCTTCTTCAGGAACAATTAGCTTAGTAGAGGCCCTGTAATGAGAGAGTTTAGTTCAGACGTACTTGCAGCACTAGCTTCTGATAACGTTAGTTACTTTTTTTTAATTGAGTTAGGGTTTTCTACTACTTACAGGTTTACTAGTTTTTCTAGAGACATTGTTTTTGAAGAAAACACTTACATCGCCGATGGAGGTCTCTTTGAGTTTGACTCTCCTAAAAACTCTTCTGTAGTTGACAGAGAAGCCTACAAGGTTATTCTAACAGACTTAACAGACAACCTTTACGCTGAGTTTAAACTTAACGTTGTTGGAAAAGACATTAAGGTTATGGTAGGGTTTTTAGATAGTAACAACGAACCACTACTAGGCGCTAACGACATTGTGTATATTTATAAAGGCTACGTTGACAGTCCTTCTATACAAAACAGCTGGGAAACTAAGCTGGCTGTTCTTGAGGGGTCTTCTCCTATGGCTGACTTAGACCAAGTAAACCTTACTATGGTGTCAGGTGACGGTATGAATCAGTTAGATAGTGGAGACACTTCTTACGATCGTATTTACGATGACGCCGAAATTCAGCTAAAGTGGGGTAAACTATAATGGGCCTTGGGTTTATTTTCCGCGCTATCCTCTTTGTAGCTTCCGTTGTTTACCAACAAGTACAACACAAAAAGTTAAAAGCACAGCAAGACGCTAGAGCAGACGCAGCTAAAGGTCAAAAGATTACTGTTTCAGGTGCAGTAGCACCTCTTCCAGTTGTTTATGGTAAGCAGGCTATTGGTGGTATCCACGTTGACTACAAGGTGCTTAGTAGTGCTACCGGACCTTCAACTCCTAACGCTAGTTTAGTTATACAAAACAACTTAGGCTACACAGTACCAGCTGGAAGTCCTAGTTGGGCTAAGAGAGTAGGTTCTGCTATTTCGACTACCTTTAGTAATAGTGGTCAAAAGAACGAGTTTCTGTTTATTCAGTCTGCCCTATGTCACGGAGGTATCCAAGGGGTTGAGCACCTGTTAGTTAATGGTATTGACTACCGAGGTTATACTGAAGAACAAAGAACAAACAACGCTAAGTTTTCTCACATGTTTTTTAACCACAACTCTGGTGGTACAGCGTGTAGCTTTGCAACTGCTAACGGGTTTCCTTCTACTAACAGGTTTACAGGAGCAGCCTTTTGTTCTTCTGTGTTTAAGTTAAACAGAGACGAGCCTCAGTACTCAGGTATTCCTACACTGCAGTGGTTAGTTAAGGGTATGAAAGTTAGAACTGTAATAAAGTCTGGTTCTACCTACACACTAAATACAACTTACAGCTACACTAACAACTCTGCTTACTGCTTGCTAGACTACCTGTTAAACGAAGAGTACGGTAGAGGGCTTACTGTTGACGAAGTTGACCTTAAATCTTTTTATGACGCTGCTCAAGTTTGTGACTTAGAAGTAATGTCAAACGCTTTGACAGCAGGGGATGTAAACGAGGCAAAGCCCGTCTATAGCTATTCTGCTCAAGCAGCCTTTCCTAGTTTTGGCGTACAACCTTATCAAGAAGACTTTTTGTACTTAGCTCTTGACACAGGGCTTCTTTATGAGATTACTTCTGTAAGCTCTGGGACTCCTACCTACGCAGAAACAACTGCACCGGGGCGTAGAGACGTTTCCTTGTATGAGTGTAACCTTACACTAGACACAGGTGACTCTATTAGAAATAACATTGAGCGTATTATGGGTACTATGAACCTAGCAGAGTTAGTTTGGACTGGCACTGGTAAGTATAAGCTAATTCTTAACTACCCAGAAAACGCCACACAGTTGGCTGCACTAGTTTCTACTTCCTTTACAGAAGATAATATTATTAGAGAAAGTATTACAGTAAACTTCCCACCTGCTTCTGATAGGTTTAACCAAGTAACAGTTAACTACAGTAACGAACATGAAAACTTTAAGGAAGACTCTCTTTCTTGGCCCAGTAAGACTTCTTCTGTCTACTCTGTTTACTTAGAAGAGGACAACAACCAACCTCTAAACACAAGCTTAACAGGGGATGGTATTACAAACCCTTACCACGCTCAAGCTTTTGCTGAACACATGGTAAGAAGAAGTCGTGGTATTTACACAATTACTTTTGTTTCAAGTAAAGCCGGACTTGTTGTAGAACCCGGCGACGTTATCAGTGTAGACTTACCTACAATGTCTATTAACGAGGAAGTTTTTAAAGTAGAGTCTGTTGAAATTAACGAAGACTTTTCTACAAAAATTTCTGCTTACTACTACAGTGACACTATGCTTGCTTGGAACGTTAACGACGATGTTCCTTACCCAGTAAGGCCTACCTTAGACTTTTCTATTGAAGCTCCAAGTAACTTTACCTTTACTTCTACAGGGGAAGTACTAGGAACAGCTTCAGGAAAACTAACTTGGGATGCTGTTAACAACGCCTCTGTAACAAACTACCTAGTAGAAATTTCTTCTGACGACGGAGCAAGCTGGCAAACCTTAGGTCTTTCTTTTGGTACTAGTTTTGATGTTGTTGGTTTACAAACAGGAGTTTATGACTTTGCTGTTCGAGCTGTTACTATTACAGGGTTTTTATCAGCCAGAGCACTAGTTGAAAATGAGACAATCCAACTTACTACTGTTGGTCAGGTTGCAGTAATTTACGCTGACACAGCAAACGCGGCTACTAACACTCAGTCTTACACAGTAGGAACAAACACTTTCGTTGCTTACTTTCCTTACACAGGAGAACTACCAACCCTACCCGTTACTACTGGTATTACCTTTTCACTGTTTGTTGGTGCTGATGGAGCAACTGGACAAGACGGTACTGTCGGTGTTGATGGTGTAGCAGGGCCTAGAGGTGCTGGTTGGTGGAGGTACACAGACGTTACAAACGCTGCAGCCTACTACGACACGAGCACACAAAGCAGAGTTAACGCTGCGTTTGCTTCTGGTGTTGGTTTAACAGCTATAGAAGGTGATCGTTTTATTATTGCTTGCACCGACTCAGCTATTGCGTTTATTTATAACAGTAGCAACACTTGGGTTACACAGGCAGCGTTTATTGACGGAAACTTACTTGTTGACGGTACTGTTACAGCAGACAAAATAAGCGTAACAAACTTACAAGCAGTTTCAGCTA